CTGTTCAGATTGGATCCCGGCAGCCTTTAAACCAAATTCGAAACTCTTTAGTGCAGCAACTGGTACTCCTGTTGATTTTGATAGGAGATACATGTTATTAAAGCTATTCATCGTCCGACGAATAGCTTCTTCAGCACCAATAGCCAATCCAATCAGTGCTAACCTAAACTCCTTGACCCCACGAATACCATTCTGCATGGTATCATGGAAACGCTTCGAACTCGCGGGGTCCGTCTGGAAGCCTAGTTTAACAAAGAATTCTTGGATTGTGATGCCTGCCATTAGTTACTATTCCTTGCTGCTTCCTCATACCTGCTTCGGTTCTCATCCCTGACATTTAGTGCTTCATTCATCCTCGCTACATCAGCTAGATCCAAAGTACCGTCAACTAGCGACTCGTAGAGACAAATTCCCTCTAGGGCTGGGCGCATAACCCAATCTTCTTCGTCGTTCATGCTGACGACGGATACGGAAGAACCTGACCCCCTGCCTCCTCCGAAGTGTTGGGCAGGGGTGCGGAGAAAAAACCGCTGAGGTTATCCTGCAACACAGCAAAGGTTAGTTGAAGCATCTCCATCATGTCAATATCTTCGAACATTAGTTCGCCGGATGGCATGGTGATGCGTACCCAGGCTTGCCCGTTCCATCTTGACACGACCTGCAAACAAGTCTTCAGGATAAACTCACTATCCTGCTGTGACATCTCAGCAACCGCAGTAGCAACGGGTCCCAATGCCGACCAGAAGTTGGCATCCATTGCGACATTAGTACCATCGGTTGGTCCGATGTCAGAAAAAGTCTCACCCATTCCGGAAAACACAGGCATAAGCTTCCGAAACAAGTGAAACTGCTTAAACGCGTCAAGCCTACCGGTGCGATACCGGGAAGTACCAAGCTCGAGTTCTTGCATAAGTCTACTCCTACGCTGCTATACCAGTCGCGCTTGCCAGACCTGTACCAAGGACAAAGTCGACAATACCGGCGTGGAAAGTCCACGTCATCTCGCCACCTTCCTTGGCATAAGTGACGTCAGCAAACTTTGCCCAGGCGCACATCTGGCAGACAATAACGTCATTGCGCGCCATGTCTCTTATCGAGATTGTATTGATGCCGAACGACTGACTAAAGACGCAATCCGCAGCATACATTGCTGACAACTGAGCATTAGTTGGGCTTGTCTTGAGCAGGCGCACCGTGACCGTTGCTGACTTGCCCGCGTGCAGCGAGTGCATTACAGAACCGTCGGCGCCAATAGTCATCGTGGACTTGTCTTCTGTCATCACGACACTGATACCACCTTCAGCGTCGCCAGCACCAGCCCCAAGACTAAAACTGCCATTGGGGCCAGAGATGCTGCACATGTTGTCTTGGAAACTGTAGGTTGCCATTGGGTTCTCCTAAGAAACAGGAAACAGCATACGTGGTGGACAGAGTATGCCAGTCTGCATTTCAGGGTCGTAAACGGGAAGGAGGGACGACCCCGCCACCCTTAGGGAGCGCGAAATCGAGCCAAGTACCAATTAGTTATCGTCTGCTCGTCCCGCACATCTGTTGTTAGCCAACCACTAGAGCCTGCATCATAATCGAAGGCGCGGACAAAGATACCATCACGAGAGAAACGATGGATGATGCAGAGGTCGTGTGGGTGGTAGAGATCGAAATCCGCTATTGCCGCGAGGGCTTCTTCCTCGCTGGCAAAGGGGACGGCATCGATCCAGTATTGTGTAATGACCATGATCGTTAGTCCGGATTTCGCGGTCGAAAGAGGAGGGGCGACCACGCCATTATTAGAAACCGCTGTACCGATCCCAACAGGAACCAAAAGCCCTGTGATGTCGGGCCGACTTGGCCTTGGCGGCTTAACCTTACCGGTTGACTTTTCGTCCAAGATACCAACCATCAGGAATAGGGTCAGTATCAAGAAGCCTTTTACTCTTTAAACCGTTCGTGATCCAAGATCGATTTCGATTTCGATAAAGCCAAATCTTTCGATTCTCTTGTTTCTGTTCAATTCGTTTATCTAATTCTTGTTGAGTAACTATTAAACTTCGGCCTCGATACCAACCATCAGGAATAGGGTTGTTCTTATTGACTCTTTTATCTTCAACACCATTTGTTATCCAACCTAATTGTCCTTGAGCAATCTTACCTCGCTCAGTAGGTCCATATCTTTTACCTTTTCTTGCACTAGGCTTCCCGAGTTTGGCAAGGGACATTCGACGTCTAGTTTCTTCACCAAACCCACCAACATATCTACGTTTGTTTACAACCAACCCATTAAGCGCATCTATTAAACAAGTCTCAATCAAACGAGCCTCTTTATATTCTAAATTATTCCTAACTATTATTGGAATGGTTTCGTATCCTAGATCACGAAGAGACCGAACAATCGTACCTGTTGCTGTATCCCTACCTGAAAGATGTGTACTGATCCGACCTAGTTGTATGGCACATCCAACGTAGAAAGGCTTTCCATTGTCAGATCGAATCAGTACATAGACGTAGTAATCCATCGCTCAGTACTCCTCGGTATCCCACAAGAGGATAGCAGAGTACTAATTAAAAGCAAGAATTACTTAACGGTTAACATTTATGAGCACGTTCGAGAAGTGGACAGCACCAGCCAACTTTACCGCGACCTGGATCAGTGGTGCAACGCGCGCTTCTCTTGTTGCTTGGTCTTGTGTATCCACCGAGGCGGCAAAGGTGTACCAACCATTGGCAAGCAGGTCACCTTGCGCCAGCTGACCAAAGCCAGGTGCGTTCCATCTGCCTGGTGCAATCAGGCCATTAACGACACCCTGCGACAGTGAACCATCAGTAGTAGCAACCAGAACGTGAATGCCTGGATCAGTCTGTGGGATCTTTGGTGACTGATACAGAACATTGTACACGTCAGTCTGAATCCGGTTCGCCAACCAATCCAGACCGTGCATCTCATCAAAGTAAGCGCGACCACTCATCACACCTTCTTCGATGATACTCGTACCGTTATTGTATTGAGCATAGACGTTGATGCGCTTGCTGGCGAGGGTAGTCGCTTCGGTCGCGGTAAGCAGCTCAGGTACAACACCAGGTTCTACCTTGAACTTCATTGTGATCGTGGTATTTGACCCCTCGAAGTTGGTGGTCAGTGCACGACCAAAGAATGAAGCCATAGCGTAAGGGTTGGTAGCAGAATACTGAACTGCTGTCCGCATGTAGTCAGCCAGTAGTGACTGGCTGCCGATGTCACTGGTAATAACCGGATCGAGACAAGTCGGCTCGTTTGTGGTGATGCCGTAGAGGTGTTTATCCGCTGCGGCTTCAATGTACCCAGAGATAGCGTGATGGTCTTGATCAATCAACGGCGTAGTGGTGGCAAAGATCAGAGCGTACCACCCACGACCATCCACCCTTATCACGGCGTCTACTGGTGTCTCCAAGGCCACACCGGATGAACTACGCATTCCAGTACTTGCGGTGCACAGCATCATGGCCGAGATGTCTGTCGCCAGGGGCACCCCCGGCGGTGCGGTCAAAAAGCTAACATTAGAGGTTGGGCCTGTGGTGTGACTGTCAATGATGAACTCTTGACCAGTCCAAGTACAAGTTGCCATAATCGGTGTTGGCATTGCCGCAGCAAAGCCGGCATTGATCTTTGTTGCAACCCCATTGAGGTTGGATACCTGCGAGAAGTCCATATTGACAATAGCCACAAGCGGCCCACCATCAACTGAGATCTGGAATCCAGCATTATTGATTGCACGCCAAATCAGAGGATCCTGATCCTCGGTAGGCATAGGCCCACCTGTCAAACGACCGGAAGTTGGTGTCTTTGCCCACCGACCAATAAACAGCGTGGTAGGCTGCGGGATCTGGCTAAAGAACAGCTCCGCAGCTAGAAACTCCGGTGCCGTGCTAGTAAAGTCACCAGCGACCTCTTCAATAGTGTTGTACTCCCGAATTGCTTCACCCGTATCAATAATGGGGCTATCTCCCATAATCAACAGAGTATCGAAACGGGCTAGAGGCGCGGCGATCGGCGCAAAGCTGACCTCCACGTCGACTACGCGCGATACGCTCAAGCCTTGCATGATAGTTACTCCTCTGGAGGATCTTTGGT